TTTCTATAATACTCATATAACTGATTATGGTTCAGCGTATATGTATAAATATTTAAGAAATTATCAAACAATTATAATTGTATTTGTTGTAAGTCATTATAAGAATCACCTACATACATTTTTATAGGAAATCTATCACCCATCTTCATAATAGATACGATGTCGTTCAGTGTTTGTATGCCATCCTTCTTAGAAAAATCGAATAAAATAGAATCGTAGGTATATAAGACTGGCTTGGTTTCTTTATCCGACACATATCTGTTAATTTCTTTTAACGATGTCATCGATATCTCCGTCTCTGTGGCCTGAAGAATATAATTAAACAACTTGTTTGGGTTGGGATCCAATATGTGTTCTTTTGTTATTCTCCGTTTAAATATGGGAGTCAAAACATACCCATTCTCTCGAAAGAATTTCCATGAATTATTTATAAAATCCTTCAAATGAACTAAGTATTTGATGTTGGAGTATTTTTCTTCCACCCCCCCGTAAAGTTGTTTAAAAGTAAGTTTTTTAGACTCGTCTATATCAAAGTCAGAAAGTTCTTCTCTTTTGAAATAGAGTTCTCCGAGGTATCTATAAATATCTATATTTGATGGTAAATCAAATTGGGTTAAATGACAAATAATTCTGGGATGAAAAGCAGAATAATCTATCAATATCATCTTACCGTCTTTTTTGAATCGAGATGTGAAGCACGAACGAACTCCGTTTTCTTTGTTCAATGCTGCATAATTTACACTTTGAAATCTGTTACTTGGTCTTCCTGTAGATGTATAAATGTTATACTGACTATAAACTAAATTGTTTTCATATATGTCAGCTTTTTCATGAAATCTACGGAAACAATTTTCATTGACATAAATTCCATTTTTTTCGATTTCCGAAAGTGTTTCTATTATGATAGAATTCTCTTTTATGTATCCTTCATCTCTAATACAATATGGAATAGTTTCAAAAAATACATCACACATTTTCTCAAATGTTTCTTGATGTTTTAATATTGGAATACAATTATTAATTTTTGTTTCTCCTATCGACCTTATGAATTTATGTGCGGTGGTGTGATACACTTCTTCTTCGATTATTAAGTTCTTTCCTAAAAAGGTTAGAAGATTTATATCATTTACATTATCAACCGGAAACGATTGCATCGTTGATTTTTTATCAAAAGCCCACTTAGATCCGGTTTGTAGATTTATGTCTTGATTTACTTTTTCTAAAGTCACAACTTGTTTTACGTCAGGATGTGAGAACGAAATAATGTAAGTCTTTTTTGTGTTTACATCCTTGATTAAAACCGAACTGGGAATTCTTTTAACTGAATGGACATACGGATCAACAGGAATAACATGAATTATAATTCCATGATTTTCTATCTCTTTGAGAAATGAATTGTAAATTTCAACCGATTCTATCATTCACTGTACCTTAAGTAGTTATCAGCAAATGTCAATCTTTATTATCGTTAAAATATACGAGATTTTATGTATTTTGTTAGAGGTAGTAGTCCCGCTTGAATGGTTGTCTCCCATTCTCCTGATTCAACACTGTGTGCGACGTTTACTATTCTAAATATGACGTTATTAGAACTATATGGAGCCGGCAGATTTTTCAAAAGAAAGTATTGAAAGGTTCTTACTCCACCAATTCCTTGTATAGTCAATTCAAGTGTTATTCCTGGTTGAACACCACAATATCTTTGATTCTTTTCTTCGTTTCCGTCTTCAAACGTTGCTCTTAATAATTTCTGTTGGCCTGAGGGCAACACGAGTTTTATGATTTCTCCATTTGATAGAGTCATCTGTAGAGTGTCGGTACTATTATCATTGATCGTATGTAATCCCCTAATTATTTCTCTCATTTGTTCTTTTGCTCTTACTTGGTCGGTATCTGTTGCACTTTTTTTAGGGTCCAAATCTTGCACATTAATCAAATCCTTAAATTGATAATTTAACAAATCCCCTTGATCTGTTAACTTGGTTTGTGACTGTGCATTGTTGGCGGTTCCATAAATTGCTCTCGTAGCCTGAGCATCTGATAATTGGGGTCTGAATTTTAAACCTTTGATTATACTATCGGCCTCATAATAAGTAAATGTACACACCTTGTTTTCTGATTGTTTATTATTTAAATTTATGTAGTTTCTATCGATTATGGTTAAGGTTCCCTCTGCTTCCACGAAAGCTAAATCCCAAAATCCGTCGGTGGATTTCATTAACAAGTCAAGGATCTTTAAATATATGTCTTGATATGTCTTTACTTCTTCCGAATCTATGATTTCTTTGAATGATTTGAAACTGATGTAGATATTTGACAAAAGACCTGAGAAGTCTTTTTCAATTACTTTGGTATCAAATAACCGTCTTTCTGTTTGGGATGGAAAACTATAAGAACGATTTCTATCATCCTCGTTTCCGCTTGTTCCACCAAATACATAACGATTGATATTTATGACTCTATCTAAATTCATTCTAAAACATTTATTCTCTGTTGTTTGATAATAGACTTGTCTAACCTTTTCATCTGCTGAAGATAAATTAGATGACGCGGCATCTCTAGTTCTTTGATATTGAGTATAGTATTCATTATTGGTGTTTTGATTTCTGCTCTTATCATTACCACTGTATTTTATTAATCCTTGTGTACCTATATGATATTTTGGTGCCTGATAATTTGGTAACAATACATTGGGATCGCATGATATCATGTTTGGATGTGCGCCTATGACCGATGTATCGATATCTACTTTGAATTGTGGTCTGTTTTTGGAGCCTGGAAGAAACGAGAAATAATTCAATATATCCACTATTAATCCCATGTTAATCCACAATCTGCCTATATCCTTATTTTCAGACGCGTCAAAATCATATTTCTGTGGGTCGCCCATTTCTCTTGCTTGAACACTCTTAAATTTAGAAAATTCGCCTTTTTCTCTTCCTGAGAATATACCCTTAATATAAGATGCCTTGGAATCCTTTAAAAATTTAATTTTCTCTTTCAATCTCTCTTTCTTCTCTTGTTCTGTTTCTCCCGGAAATGTAGAGAATAAAGTTAGGTCTTCTTTTTGTAATGATACTAAATCCAATAGAATTGATCTAAATGGTTCCTTGGATGGACCTGAATAGTTTTTTATGAAATTTTCTATGGCTGAAGTATCATTGGTATTCAATGTCTTTAATTGTTTAAAGTTGGTGAATAGACTTGCTTGTTTTTCATCGAGATTAACAAACGTTTTTATTCCTTGTAGTATTCCTGGACCCTCTTTATCATTTGGATTCGATGAATTGACTATCAAAGAACTGTTCTTTGCCAATCCAGCATAGAGTTTGTCCTTTGACGTTATTTCTGTGGTGCATATAATTTTGTTACCTTCTATCGTCCACGTAAAATTAGTTACAAGACCATAGATTACTTCATAATTACCCTTTGACAAAACAGTGTGTTTGTATAAGTTTGAGGAATCTTCCCAATGACGTTGCATTTCGTCTATGTCTTTTATGTTAACCAAAGAAATGGGATTGAAGTGATTCCATCCGAATTCTATCATCACAGTTATTCCAGGAACTAAAAAATATGGAGTAAGATATTCCAATTGAGCCGGAGAAAAACACACCCACTCAATTGTGGCCCGTCTCAACAATTCTTTTTGAACAGTTACTTCTAGCTTTGATATCGACGGAACTCCATTATGAATTACATGTTTACTATTAAGTAAATCCTGGTCTATCGTGTGTGGTGACCCGTTAGGTTGATATCCTATTATTTGTTTATATTTACTATCTGAACCATTTGGTGTGAATCCGTATGTATTGTCAAATCCTTGTCCGCCAAATAATACAAATCTTGGTTTGTTTATTCCTTTACTTGTGGGGCTGTTATTTCCGGCTCCATTGGAGCACGCTCGTATCCATGATACCATCGGACCTTTGTAACGTGACCAATCTCCGGTAGATTTATCCCATCCTCCAGCTTTATCATTTTGTATATACTGAAATCCACGATTTAATTTTCTTCTATTAAGTTCTTCTTGTACCTCGGAAGGTATATTGTGTGGGAGCCAAGGAATAAATGGTACAGGCATAACTTTATATTATTTTATTTAAATCGTGAAATTCTGTGATTATAGATGTTACATTGGATGGAACTCTTAACTGAAGTCCTGGTTCTACACTCAGTTTTCCTTTACCTAAGTTGTTTGATAGAGCAATTATCCACCATAAGGTAGGATCATTATAGAATTTAAATGCAAGATTGTCTAATGTGTCTCCATCATTGGATATTAGAATCACATCCGAGTCTTTGGCTGAAATTACTGGATATCTGGTTGTCTTATAAACCTTTTTCCCGTCAAACCTTCTATCTACCGGAGTTGATTCGTATCTTCTCATAACTTTATACTATTGATTTTGCTGCTTTTATTCCACTGGTAGTGGGTAATTTAGTAGGGTCAGAAGTGGTTTGTTGTGGAACAGCCGATTCACTTCCTGCAATAAGAAAGGATTGTTTAGTCTGTGCATCAATTTGTGAATCAATTCTACCCCTTAAATTTAGAGATGGATTCGTTTCACCATTATACTCCACCATATTCTTGTGGAATTCTGTTGGTTCAGGCAAGAACGGGGTGTTGTTAGATGAAATAAATACTCCCTCTGTGTAATCATCTGTGTGTGGAGCATGCCCAAAGTTGGAGTTACCAACGATAGCTCTTTCTTTTTCCAATACATCACACGTAATAGCTATTTCAGCTTCTCTAGGGAGTTGAGCGTAGTTTTTTCCGATTATATTGGAACTTATTATTTTCTTTAAATAGTTCCAGTCTTCGGTTGGATTATTTAACTCGTTTAATGTTTCCCACGAAGCATCATCAGGTATATTGATTGTTATACTTTTGATGACTATGGGTTGGAATTTATACAAGTCACCTATAGTAAGCATGAACATAGGTGGCACCATAAATCTATCAAATGCTACTCCCCCTGAGTTTGTGTAGTTTGATGGTTTTACGCAGCCTGCCATATAATTGATTTTTCTCCACGTAGGAAGTAGTTCTTTTATGCTGCTTACTACTATGTTGAATGTGAATGATAACGTTCTGCTAAATCCGCTGTAGCTGTAAACTTGGTCGGCTCGTCCTATGAATCTCAATTCATCCCAAAATGCCGTACCACCTTCTGATATTCCCTTTACTGTAGCTCTGAATGGGATATATTTTTCGTTTACTATATCATAAAAATAAAATGCTATGATATCATCTTCATAGGGTTTCCATTCTTCCCACCCAGTAAAGTCATCTAATGGAATTTTTTCTGCTGACGAACCGTTGTTGATTAGTTTTCTGTCTTTTCCTATTATTGATATTCTGTTTATTCCATCCGACCTGTTGGTCGTAGAAAGTTTTTTACTTGATCTTGGTTGATGTGTATCCAATGTCTGTGTATTGTTCGAGTATTCGTTTAAATACTTTCCTCTTCCTATTGCATTATAACCCATCAATACAGGATCGGTTTGTGGAGCTGATAATGCTCTCGAACCAGGTTCGGTTTTTACTGAATACCCTGCTGTTTCTATGCCGTTTATTAACCTCTTTAAACTAGAATTGATTGTTTCTACTCCTATCGATTTAGGATTATCAAACTTTGTTTTCCAAAATGATTGGTTGTTTGCTGGAGCCTCACTCGTATAATTGGCATAGTTTACTAATACTTCTGAATTGGTAAATTCTCCTTCATTTGCAATTTTAACATAATCTCCATATTTGGTTTTTGTGTCGGTTATTTCGTATCCTGTGGGGCTGTTTATTACAGAGAATCCTTTTCTAATAAAAAGGTCTTTTCCTTTTAATCCTCCGTTAGCTAATAAATCAGTGATTGAAAACGTTCCTCCTGCTGCTGGTATAAACTTTTTTCTATTATTTACATTCGATCCTCTTGATGTAAACCAAGACTGAACTAAGTCAAATCTGTTAGAGGATATCATTAGTTCATAAGCTTTTTCATCCGGGCGTGTCTTGTAACTTGTGTTGATGAGATTTGTGCTTAGGAATAATGACTTCATCGAATTCTTTATAGATTCAATAAAACTTGGTATTCCTGTTGACGTTGTTGATTTGGCCCACTTTGTTTGTAAATTGTAATATGCTTTTCCAGCGTTTGGACTTCTAATTAATCCATGTCCTCCATCGGAGGATTCTTTAGGCAATGAGACTGCCCCTGGAGCGGTTAATGCTGCTGTATTGAATCCAAATGCCGAACCTATGGCTGCTGTGATTCCGTTTTGGATGTTTATGTGTCTTGCAACTCTCGGTAACAATCCTAAAGTAGCCGGTCGGCCAACAGAAAGCATCACAGAAAGAGGATTGTATAATCTTGTTTCTGGATAGGGATTCATTGTTTGTAATACTCCCTGTTTTATATAGAAAAGAACTCCGGCTGAAGAAATAGAAAATTTTCCAATTCTTACTAAGTCATCCAGCGTGTCTTTTATTGGAAACGCTTGGGATTCCAGTAGTTTAAATTTAGATGGCAACGAACCTATTGCTGGTCCGTCATCTCCTGGATATTTGTAAACGAATGGTTGTTTATTTGGTAAAAAATTCAATATCGAATCATAGTTTGTATAAGGAGAAAGTGTCCTATACAACTGTCGTTCATTGGATTTAAATAACAAACTTATTTTTCCTGGTACGGGTCTTGTAGGATAGTTAGGTGGAACACGCCTTAAGTTTGCAGGAAATCCTTGTAGGGGCCGTATCGCGTCAATTCTGTTATCGTTTGGCATAATTTCTTATTTATACAGTTCTTGGCGAATTGGTTCCATATCCATTTGTGAATCTTGTTGTTCTATCTGTTTGAGATGAAAGTAATTGAGAATCTATATATACATTTGCCATTATTCCTCCTGATGCTAAATCTTTTCTCATTGCACAAATTTCATCTTTGATTGCTTGTAAGGCTGAATTGGTTCCGGATTCTTTTTCTTGTTTGCCGGTCAATTTAGTTCCTGCAGTTTCAAATCCCACCGACAAATCATTTAGTTTGTCGAATTCCATTTTAGGTATAGAATTTATCGCTACTGCCAAATCCTTTAATGCTG